CAAAACACCATAACCCACCCCCTAAATGCCCCTGCCAATCCCGAACAATAACGAGTCAAGAGAAGGCTTCATTGGTCGTTGTATGTCCAACAACAACGTCAACACGGAGTTCCCCGATACGGCTCAACGATTGGCCGTTTGCGGCTCAACTTGGGAGAATCACAAAAGGCAGCAGTTCGAGTCTTATTCGGACTATGGGGAAGGCATCAGAAACAATGCCAAGCGAGGGATTGAACTCAACGAGCGGAACGGGAACAAGTGTGCTACCCAAACAGGCAAGGTCCGGGCGCAGCAGTTAGCCAACGGGGAAGCCATCTCGGTCGAAACCATCAAGCGGATGCACTCCTACCTATCCCGGGCAGAAACCTACTACGACAATGCAGACGATACCTCGGACTGCGGTTACATCTCGTACTTGTTGTGGGGTGGCAAGTCGGCTCTCTCATGGTCAAGAAATAAACTCCGAGAACTTGGCGAACTCGAAGGCGAAGGATGACGAAGCCCAAGTGCAGGCTCGGATGGACTCGCTTATGATGGTCATTACGACCCTGTGCGACTGTATCGGAGCGGTGGATGAGTCCAATGCCCCGAACCAGTACGAAGTGAAAATGAAAATCGTAAACAAGATAAGCGACCTAATCGACAAAATCGAATACTAATGGGAACCAGCAAGGGCAACGGCAAGTACATCGAAACCCCCGAAAAGATGTGGGAGTACTTTGAGGCATACCGCTCGCAGGTCAAGGCAAACCCAAGGACCAAGACGGTGTTCCCCGGCAAGGATGCTATCCCCCAGCATGAGCCTTTGGAGCGACCTTTGACCTTGGAGGGCTTTGAGAACTGGTGTGCCGATGCAGGCATCATTGAGGACCTAAGCAACTACTTTGCAAACACGAAGGGCAACTACTCCGACTATTCAACCATCTGTTCACGCATAAGACGGGTCATCCGTCAAGACCAAATCGAAGGGGGTATGGTCGGTCAGTACAACGCAAGCATCACCCAACGGCTGAACTCTTTGGTGGACAAGCAGGAGAATCAGGTCTTTATTGAACAATGGATTGAAGATGATTGATGAAGGTCATAAACACCACCGCCAAGCGGAAGATTGAATCGCTGACCCATCGTAAACGGGTCATCCAAGGAGGGACCTCGGCCTCCAAGACCTTCAGCATCCTTTGCGTTTTAATTAAACAGGCTTGCACGAAGAAGACCGAAATCAGCATCGTCGGGGAAACCGTGCCTCACCTTCGTAGGGGTGCGATTCGGGACTTTATCAAGATAATGATTGCCAAGGGCATCTTCGTTCCGGCAAGGTGGAACAAGACCCTGCTGACCTACCAGTTCGCTAACCGTAGCACCATCGAGTTTTTCTCCGCTGACCAAGAGGCAAGGCTCCGAGGTGCAAGGAGGCAGGTGCTATTCATCAACGAGGCGAACAACATCGACTTCGAGTCCTACTACCAGTTGGCAATCCGTACCAGCGAGGCCATCTACATCGACTTCAACCCGACGCATGAGTTCTGGGCGCATACCGAGGTCCTGCGAGAGGACGATTCCGAACTGCTCATCCTGACCTATCAGGACAACGAGGCCCTGCCTGATACCATCAAGCGGGACATTGAACTGAACCGCACCAAAGCCGAAACGTCAGCCTATTGGGCGAACTGGTGGAAGGTGTACGGCCTCGGTCAGGTCGGGACGCTACAGGGTGCGATATACGAGGACTTCGAGGTGGTGGAGGGTATAGATGTCAGCCGTGCTAAATTCGTCGCCCTTGGGCTTGACTGGGGCTTTAGCAACGACCCAACCGCACTCGTAGCAATCTACCGGCAAGGGGACTGCCTGCTCATCCAAGAACTGCTCTACGCTACGGGCCTGACCAACCAAGACATCGCAGACAAGTTGCGGTCGCTGGGGATTACAAGGGCTTGGGAGATCGTGGCGGACTCTGCCGAACCCAAGAGCATCGAGGAAATCTATCGTCTTGGCTTTAACATCAAGCCGGCAGAGAAAGGCCCCGATTCGGTCAGGAACGGCATAGACATCCTGAAACGCTACAAGTTGCAGGTAACCAAGGACTCGACCAACCTCATCAAGGAACTGCGGTCCTACACTTGGGCGACGGACAAAGAGGGGAAGAACACGGGGATCCCGATTGACTCCTTCAACCACGCCTGCGATGCGATGCGGTATGTGGCTCTCAACAAGTTAAGAGTAAGCAACTCAGGGAAGTATGTTGTGGTTTAACTTTGAGGCATGAACCCCGAACGCATCCTTGACCTGATCATCGAAATCGGGAAGACGGTTGCAGCCGTTTTCTTCATCATCACCCTTCTAACCCTGCTGCTTCAATGAACAAACATTACAAATTTGAACTGCATTGCGAGGCTGGCGTTTACTACGCTAACTCGCTGCTTGGCTTAATCCTTCAAGTCATTAGGCATCGCTTTTGGCATTTGACGCATGATGGTGTTTGGATGGATTAGTATGAAAGTCGTTCACTATTACCACATCTACTGCGGAGGGAATTGGCAGTTAATCCTCAACCAGCACATGATGGCGGTCTGCAATTACGGCCTCATCAATGTCTTGGACGAAATCCGTGTAGGCATCGTCGGTCCACCCGAACAACGCAAAGCGGTCAAGGAGGTGCTGGAGAACTCGATGGTGGCTGATAAGGTCAAGGTCGTAGTAACACGGACCAACGCTTGGGAGCAGGCGACGCTGACTGAAATGTACTGGGCAAGCCAAGAGGAAGAAGCCGTCTACCTCTACGCCCACACGAAGGGGGCTGCGAATCCATCCTTGACCACCCAACTATGGGGGAGGTCCATGTTGTTCTTCAACGTGGTCGCTTGGGAGCGGTCCATGCAAATGCTGGAGCAGGTCGATGCCGTAGGCTGCCATTGGATAACCAAAGAGCAGTTCCCACACATGGCCGATGCCAACAACCCCGAAGGCTACCCCTACTTCGGGGGCAACTTTTGGTGGGCCAAGTCAAGCCACATCAAGGAACTCGGTGAGCCTGCAAGGGACCACCGATTCCAAGCCGAGCATTGGATAGGAAAGAAACCCGACACCAAGGTCTTTGATTCCAACCCCGGCTGGCCTTCACCTGAAAAATTCGTTGTAACTTTTTGATATGAAACTGCTCGCCAACATCGCCTACCACCACAACCCCGAAAGGCTGCCAAACCTCATCCGGGTAATCGAGGCTATCAAGTCCTACCCGGTGCAGGCCGATATCTTCGTGGACACCAACGACCCCGAAGTCGTGGGGCTACTTGCGGACCAACCAGTAACGGTTCATGCTCACACGCAACTATCGCATCCTTGGATGCTGACTGCGGTCCATCGGACTCGCATCAAGGAAACCTACAAATACTTTGACTGGGTGGCCTACTTTGAGGACGACATGATGCTGCCCAAGGAGGGGTTCGTCAACTTCACGGAGCGGTTCGATTCGATGTTTGCCGATGGCTTGTACCCATCCTTCACTCGCATTGAAACCTACGACGATAAGGAAGGCGAATGCACTCCCGACGTGAACGAGGTGCTGCCCAGTTCTGTTTGGTGTCAGTACAACGGTAAGGACTATGTGAGCCTGCCGTTCTTCATCAACTACCACGCTTTTTGGATGTTCAGCACCAAGAGGCTCAAGGAGGTACTGACCCGAAGCCCCGAAGAACTCGACAAAATCCCCGACAACGGTCTATTCAGGGAGAGCCTTGCGTCCTTCCCGATTTGGTCATTGAATCTAAAGCCGATGCTGGAGTTCACGGAGCAGGGCGAACTTGCAGACCATTGCAAGGTGTTCCATTTGACCAACAACTACAAACACGGAAGCAGGGATATTAAAACCCTCTTTAAGCGATGAAACACGACAACATCTTTGGCTGGTCAAACATGGAAAATCAAGGTCAACTGCTTCAGTTAATTCTTGACGAAATGCCTCCCCAAGAAAAATACCACATGGCTGAAATCGGGGTCTACCTCGGTCGTGGCACGGCCATCTTTGACGAGGTTTTTGTCAGCAGGGGGCTTGATTACAAGTTGGTAGCCATTGACCACTTTGAAGGCTCGCCTGAACACAAAGCGAACAATTCAATCCCATTATACGAAGAGGCTTTGAAGAACCTTGAACCGATACGAGATAGGGTTTCTTTGCTGAATATGGAATCGTTGGCTGCTTGCAAGAAATTCAAGGATTCTGCTTTTGACATCGTTTACATCGATGCATCGCACGAATACGAGCCTGTTCTGCAAGACATCAAGGCTTGGCTCCCGAAGGTCAAGAAGGGTGGATTTATTTGTGGGGACGACTATGTTGGAGGATGGCCCGGAGTTATTCAGGCCGTAGGCGAAGCCTTTGAGGGTAGGCATAAGGTCGTGCCGGGAACTCAACAATGGTACATACAACTATGAAACTCCAAGACCTAACGATCGACCAGTTCCAACGCATCGGAGCCATTGAGTTTTCCAGCGTCCTTGGGGACTACGACAAGCGCGCAGGGGTCGTCGCAATCGTTGAGGGGGTCGATATATCAATCGTTCGAGAGATGCCCGCCAAGAGCGTCCTAAAGCGTTACAAGGCTATTATCAACGAGTGGAACGCATTACCTGCCTTGGGTTACAAGAGGAAGTTCAAGGCAGGGGGCAAGTGGTGGATTCCAACGGTGTTCACGGACGAGTTGACGGCCGGGCAGTTGATAGAGTTAATGGACGCAAACACGACCGACGAGAAGCAGTTGTTGCAGAACCTCCACCGCATCATGGCTACTCTATGCCGGGAAGGTGGTCTATTCGGATTCTTCCCGAAAAAGTACGACGGGGCTGCCCATGCGGAGCGAGCCGAGTTGATGAAGAAACACGCCAAGGTGGGCGACGTTTGGGGGGTTGTCAGTTTTTTTTTGCTAAGTTCAGAATCCTACTTGAAAGTTTTGAGCGACTATTCCAAGCACCTGATGACGAAGGCAGGGGAGTTGACGTAAGCCCTCTTGCCGGCTACGGATGGCTGATGGTCGTCTGGCGGATGGCCAACAAGGACGTTCTCAAGTTTGATGCCATCTTCGCAATGAAGGCGGTGGAGTTCTTGAATTACGCCCTGCTGATTCACGACATCTTGGAAGCAGAGAGGATGGAGGCGGAGCGAGCAAGGCGCAGATAGACACATTCCAGCACGGGGGACATTTACCCACATGGAAACAACCATACTTGCGAATGGCCAACCCGTAGGCAAGTTCGGCAGCGGTTCGATGAAAGGCATCGACCAAACCGCTTTGGAGGGGATTGGTTCAGTCCTCGGCCCCAAGGGTGGAGGCAAGTCGCCAACCCATGATGTCTTGGTCAAGTGGATAGAACGGGTCATTGAACTTGCGAAGAAGAACCTCGAAGCAGCCAACGCCAACGCAGGGGGAACGCTATCCGCATCCATCGCCCCCGAAGACATCGAACTATCCGCAAAGCAAATCGTGGTGGCTATCATGGCTAACCCCTATTGGAAGTATGTGGACCAAGGGGTGCGAGGCAAAACGTCAAGCGTAAAGGCTCCAAGGTCGCCATTCCAATACAAAGACAATTACCCACCTGCCCAAGCCATGGCTGATTGGATAGCGAACAAGGAAAAAGCAGTTGTGCCGACCTATTCACGCAAACTCAAGCGGATGCGGACGAAGCAGGAGCAGGGATTGGTCGATGGCAGGTCGGTCGCTTACTGGGTATTCCAGCGAGGAACACGGGCCACGAACTTCATGTCTAACGCCCTATCCCCCGAAATGATAGACGTTTTGGTGAACACCATCGCTGAAACCCTTGGCAAATCCATAAGCGTAGCAACCAAACTATAAAATGGCAACAACCGTCCTTTCCGGGTCGCCTCTCGTGGCAACACCCGTTTACAACAAGATGCTTTTCAAGGTCAGCAGCGACCAAATAGTCCAGCCTAATTACCGATTCGTTTGCGATGTCAAAGACAGTGCAGGGAGTACATACGCCCGGTTAAAGTGCGATAAATTACCGATTACCAACCAAGGGTTCTTCGATGTCGCCAAGGTCGTTGAAACCCTTATTGCACCGACCAAGCCAACCTTGACGCAGACCGCATTCAGCAATCATTCGGGGTACTATTCGGGGTACCGCTTAGACTTCTTTGACGAATACGGGAACACGCCTGTCGTGCAGACGGGGACCGTTACCACCGTCAGCGGGGCCATAGCCTTTGCGGGCAACTTGGAGCAGTTAGAGTTCCAGTCCTACAATTCTGCAACCCGATTCCCTTCGGGTACGCTTTTGGGTAGTTTGGCTTTGACCACCCCGACCCGATTCGTATGGCACTCCAACACCGAGGCGAGGTGGCTCGCTCAAGGGAAGGGAACAACGACGGCCAACTTTGACAAAGCCCTCATTCGCTACTACACGGCAGGGGGTACGCTTACACGGGTTTACACGGTCAACAACGGCCAACCAGCGGTGCAGCAAGTCGTCCGCTTTGGTGCAGGGCCGTCCAATATCCGGGCATTGACTTCGGGTCAAGCCAGCGACGGGTTCAGCGGTGAGTACCTATTCCCGTCCAATGAAGGCGAATACTACACCATTGCCTTCGGGGACTCCGCTTGGAACGACTTTAACCAACGCTGCGATGCGGATGGAGCCGACCCAGCCGAAAGTTCATTCTGCTTGGAGGAACGATTCAACGAACTATACGAGGACAACTACGACAACTTCGGGCAAGAGTACACCTATACGAAGGGGC